CTGCGTTCCTCCGGAACTGTGAGTGCTGGTCTTGTTACTAGAATAGGCTCTATACAAAGCCTGCTCAGTCTCAAAGACTTGCGTCTCATTGATTCCATTTTCCTACTAACAGGCAAGAACAAAAAGAAGCGGATCTTGCACCATGCGTAAGAACTTGCCCACAAGGCAAGGGATTGCAGTATGCTGCTTGGTCTATGTCTTGACCGTCCTTGTGCTGTTGGTAGTAAACCGTTAGTAATAACGGTGACAACCCTTAACCAAGAAGGTAATCTTGATCATGAGTATCACAGTCAATACAAAGGTCTATGAGGCCGACCGCATTAGTCCCGACTCCGTTGGGTACATCGAAACCACCAACCACACCTATTCAACGCCGGATACTCTGACGTTGAAGAGGGTTGCCCCGAAGGCTACCAGCACTTTTGCTGGTGTCGCGAGGCAATCGGCGAAATTTAGCCGTCTCGTAACCCTTGCGGATTCGAGCACTGCTACCGCCATTGTGGAGGTTTCGACTTCCCTTCCTGTTGGAATGACCGAAGCGGACATCGACTCCATCCGTGATGACATGGGAGACTTTCTCCTCCTCACGGCTGCTGACGATCTCTTCTTGAAGAGTGACGTCAACGCCTAAGGATTTCCGGGGCTTATCGGCCCCGGGTTCTTAAGCGTGTAGCCGAAAGGAGAACTCTATGATAGAGTTGTTCGAGAAATTCTCGATCATGTATTGGGCGATTTATAACCTTTGGATGGAATTCTGTCGTGCAAACTTTTAACCTACTACGTAGGCGGAAGTCTGCATACAGGAAGCCATCTTGGGTTTCCCAAGTCATGATGACTGCACCGTGTAAATTTCTTATACGGACTCTTGCAGTCGTAGGGACAGCTATAATCATTTTCTAGCTGTCTTAGTCATCACATCATCTAAGGAAGCGTAATGCATTCTCAGAGGAAGGATAAAGACGATGTTCCGTCATTTGCTTCTGGTAGCAGGGATATCTATATTGATGTCCTTGCTGCCTTCTTGCAAAGGTCTAACTTTGGAGTGGGGTTGCACCCTAGTCGATGGCTCGGTAACTTGCGAGCAAGAGACTGGGGAGCCCTCCTCCGAGTAGCTGACGATCTGAATACACAGCAGTACCAGAGTGCCACATTCCACTTCGTGGCACGTCAGCTAGCCGCATTGATTCGCAAGTACCCATTTACAAGTGATGAGGTCCCTGGAATTAATCCTGAAGCGAAAGCTTTGGAGAAATTTCAGAAGGCTGAACACCAATGTAAAAGGTACAATCGGTATTTCCAATTTCAGAGGAAATTCCGAGAGCGATACGCACAAGAGAAACAACTTATGCGTAGTTATTTCTATCGATTATTAGGTAAGAAACCTAAACTCGAGGAAATATACGATCTTTGCGACTTTGGACCCGGCTCCAACGTAGGGGTAGGCGGAATTGGAACTAACGTAGCTCGTAAGCTTATGAGCAACGTTTGGTCCGTCTCTCCAACAGCCGCCAAGTATTTGAAAGGAGCAATGTGGTCAAATGATCACATTAGAGAATTCATCCTTGATACCGATGAAAACTCATCCTATTATTGCGTTGATAAAGCTTTGTTCGACGCAAGAATGGAAGCTCGTTTCTCATACATTGGATACAACAAGGTAACATTTGTGCCCAAGACTGCTATGATTCACCGAACCATAGCCGTCGAACCCCTTGGTAATTCATTTCTACAGAAAGGTGTAGATTCGTGGATGCGTAGACGCCTAAAAGCCGTCTCTCGTATCGACTTATCCGACCAGACTGTAAACCAGAGGTTAGCTTATGCTGGCTCCCTGGGAGGTTATGACCCTTACGTCACTATAGATTTGGCATCAGCGAGTGACTCTATTTCGATAGAGTTAGTCAAAGAGCTTCTTCCAAGTGACTGGTTCAGTTTCCTCAATGATTTACGTTCCCCTTCTTACATCTCTCCTCAAGGCGAAGAAATTCGCTACGAGAAGTTTTGTTCGATGGGTAACGGGTTCTGTTTTCCGCTTGAAACTGCAATTTTCACTGCAGTTTGCCACGCAGCATACAAAGTTGTCGGACTTAGTGATGACTTCTCCGTATATGGAGATGACATCATTGTCAGGCAAAGTTGTGCGCTCTTTGTAATCGAGCTACTAAAGTCGCTCGGTTTCAAAGTCAACCCTGAAAAGACCTTTATTCA